GTATATAGCTTAGTAATCATATCATTTGTTTCCATCTATTGCTTGTGTTGAACTATACTGTGGTTGCAATGCAGTCTCACTTACGCTATCCAACAGCTCCAATTGAATCTGTAGACAGTGAATAGCTTTCTCTAGATTATCCTTATGGCTTCCCTTGGCTCTAGTGAGGTACTTAAGTACCTTAGTATACACAGCCGCTTGGACACCCACGTAACCAAAGTTAGCAAAGGTAATCTCAAAAGGCTGTAGACCTTGGTTCTTGTAGTGGTCACCAGCTACTTGGGAATTAAGTGCGCTGTGCTTAGCATTAACGTCTTTAGTGTAGTCTGTGTAGTTCTCTTTGCTTGGTATGTCATAAGCATTAGTCATCAGATGTATCCTCTTGGAATAGTGCTAGGTTCTTCATGATCATGTCTTCATACCGATCCACTAAGGACTCACTTGTTATCCCAAGCAGTTCACATAAGAAGTCAACATCATAGTTGTTTAAGATCTGTTCTCTTATTTCTTCAAAGGTACTACTCATTAGCTCTCTCCTTACCTAAGGCTGGTAGGCCCTCTAAGTGTTCTAGTAGTTCATCTACAGTGTCCATAGTGAAGCAAGCTAAACCTTCTTTGTCACACCACTGACCTAGGTTCATCTTAGAACCCTTACGTAGACGTTTACGTGAATCAGTAAACACAAAGATAAGTGGCCTATCGATCTCGTCACGTATAGCCTTGTACTTCTGTGTGTCCCCAACTCTGAAGAATCCCTTACACTCTATCATAGCTCCTGTACGTTGACATATGAAGTCTGGTACGTACTTCTTCTTGATTATGTAAGGAATCCTTACAGGTTCATAAGCAAAGTCTTCGGTGCCTACTGCCTTGCTGAATGCACTCTCGAGACCTGAGCGAAACTTAAGCTTAGTTGTCATTCGACAGCTCCTCAGCTATAGTCAACTTATGAAAGCTATTCCAGTCTCTACGCATATAGATTAAGTTCCAACATACTTCTAGCTTAGCTTCCCAATCCTCAGGATGATGCTCTTTCCACACCTCCTGCACCTTAGCCACCATGTCCTCCGTATCAACATCAGCCAACAGCTTCTGTGCTGTCTTAGGCCCTATGCCTCGTAAGCCCTGAATGTTGTCCGTAGAGTCACCAGTGAGCATCTGTAGGCACATCTTGTACCATCCTTCAGCAGCATCCACATAGTAAAGAGTTTCTTTAGTGAAGTTGTAATGCCAACCTTCTACCATGTCTATATCTTTATCTATATGTGCTATGACGTAGTTAACACCAGCATCCAAAGCTTCCTGAGCCCATATGGAGACTACATCATCAGCCTCACAATTGTCTGACTGGAAGTGACCAAGGCCATAGGCATATTCGTTTAGATCCTTACGTCTCTCAGCTAGTACCTCGTCCACTGGCTTAGCACTTCGGCTGCCCTTGTAATCCTCTGCTATCGCATAGCGAAAGTTACCCTTGCCCTTGAGTGCTACCTTAACCTCAGCAGCTACTGTAGCCCACTCAATGTCCTCTATGGCTTTGTCATAGTACTCAGTGGCCTTAGCTAGGCTTATGTCTGACTTGAGTGCTATACGATAGATAATGCTGTCAGCATCAACAAAGCATATACTGAATGGTTTGCCCTTGTTGCTCTTGCTGCTCTGGTTGCTTTGCTCTTTGTTCTTGTTGCTCATTAGCCCTTAGCTCCTTCCTCAATCTTTCGTGTTCACTTCTGTGACAGTTAGCACACAGCAGTATACACTTGTCTGCCTCTGCGTGTAGTTTCTCTTTAACGCTACCCATGATTGCGGTTACATTATAGAGTTTAGTGGCTGGGTCTGTGTGATGATAATCATATATCCAAGGACGATCTAAGTCTCTCAGGTTACAATGTGCACACTTCCCTCCCTTGTACTCAAACAGTTCTCTAGCATGTGCGTTGTAAGTGCTCTGTACACAGGCTTTACAACTTGATTGTACACCATCCTTTGCCTTTCTCTGCACATGGAAGTCGCTCAATGGCTTCTCTTCCCTGCATGTATAACATCGTCTAGTCTCCATATTACTCCCCAGCTTAGTGAGTCTCAGCCCAGTTAGCTCCTACCTTATAGTCTCCAGCGAGTGGACACCTAAGATTGAAGTGGATGCCTGCGGCCTCAATACAACTGGCTGCTAAGGAACCAAAGCGCTCCGCTTGACTCTCTAGCACCTCCACTTGAAATTCATCGTGAACATTACCTACAAACTTATAGTCTAACCCATACATTGTAGCATACTTATCCAAAATAATCAAGGCTTGTTTCATAATTATTGCACCAGCAGATTGAAGCAATGAGTTAAGTGCTGCGTGTTCTGACCTGATGAACACCTTACGTCCATCTAAGCCTGTTACGTAGCCCTTACTCGCTGATTCAGCCACATTAGCCTTAAGATCCGCAAGCGCTGGTGTAGCCTTAAGGAAGCTAGCCTTAAGCTTCTTACCTGCTGCTCGCCCACCACCCACAATAGAACCTATCTTCTCGTCACCTGCGCCATACAAATAAGCGTATATGAAAGTCTTTGATTCTGAACGTGTCTTAAGTCCTGCCGCTAGCATGTTAGCTGTATGAATATCACCACTAAGTATCTCATTTGTGTACTTAGTATCATTCATGTAGTGGGCTAACATTCGCAGCTCCAGCCCTGAGGCATCTATGCCAACGAGCTTATAGTCCTTAGGCACAATCCAGCAACCTCTGCATTCAGGCCCATATAAGCTACTAGAGCTGGGCACCTGTGCTAGATTAGGCTTACTGTGTGTCATACGTCCAGTCACTGCACCATTAGTGTTAACGTACCCATGCACCCTTTGTGTGTCCTCTGAGGCTGACTCTAGCCAACTACGCACCTGAGCTATACGCTTGCCAACCAGTAGGTATGATGCAATAAGCGCAGCTTCAGGTATGTTCTTAACATTGGTTAGCACATCCTCAGATACTATAGCGTGACCAGTTTCAGTGAATAGCTTAGGCTTCCATCCAAAGTGGACTAAGTAGCGACCTATCTGCTGCCTAGAGCCAAGGTTAAAAATAGGCCAATCAATGCGAGAAAAAGGGCCACCTACTTCTCCCCATCTTTCACCGAGGAACTTGAGTCCAACGATGCTGATCGAGCCGTCTTTCTTAAGCTTGGGAATAATTTCCTTAACGTACGTAGGTAGAGGAAGAAAAACTTGTTGGACAATTTCTTCAAGATCATATGATTTTTCCTTAAGTTGTGCTACTAAATCTCTAGCCTTTGGGACATCCAAGAGCCAGCCGTTTCTTATCTGCTTTTGTATAATAGTTTGTACTGAATGCTCCAGAAGTATACTCTGATCTCCAAAGCTATCCAGCTCGGATAAGACTCTCCTGTATACCTGTTCATTAACATTAACGTCTTGCTCACAGTAATCCCGCATTTCCACAGTATACCGTAACCAATCTTCGTAAGTGCCTTTTGGATACCCAAGTTGTTCTCCCCACCACTTTAGTGAATGACCTTCCCGTTGTGGGTTAGCCAGCCTAGACATGACCAAGGTGTCTGTTACTTTAGTGCTAGAGAAGTCAGTCCCTAACAAACGCTCACACACTGGAATGTCATAACCAATTATGTTATGTCCTATTACCTCGTCTGCAGCTTCTATATGCTCATTGAAAGCAACCCAACTACTCTTCCCGACCATACCCGTAGGTGAAGCAAAGGTGCGTATAGCGCCAGAGTCAATGTCTTTAGTGACTATGCACCATACTATGCTAGGGCTTAGTCCATTGGTTTCTATATCAAATATTAATCTAGTCATATGTTACCTATAATATATGTGTGAACCAATCTTAGCTGTAATGCTCATATGACTAGCCCAGTATGGATGCACATAGTCAGCATGGTAGTGTGTAGCGCCTCCAGTAACATCAATAGAGCTACCTGAGAGCACGTACTGTGCCACTATAGTGGCCTCAAGCATAGCCTTGTCATCCTTAGGGGTATCAGGTAAGCCATCACAGAACCAGCTGTATTGACACTGGTTTCTTATGGGCTCCTTTGTATCCCAAGCGCTATACTTAGCTTGCTTAACCACACCACAGACTGTGTTAGGATACCTCTTGTCTGCCATACGATTAATCACGCTATGTGCTACTGCTAACCTACCTGCTACAGGCTCACCTCGTGCCTCGTGGTATATGTTAAGTGCCATACACAACACTGCTGCACTAAGCATTCCAGTAGTAGCCCAGCACTAGAGCTATTAGCCCTATAAATATCCAGCTCTCTGTGTAGTACATACTATACCCCCTTAATATGATAAACTATATGCCGCTGCTTCATCTATCAGGTCATTATCTTCTAACCACTCTAGGCATAAATCCATAACGCCTTTGGAGTCTTTGACCTCAAAAAACTCTAGTCTGTCTGCGGCAAACTCTCTACCATCATCACAGACAAATATAATGTCTATTACTGTACCACCAGCCCATGTGAACCTATGGTTAGCCAGCTCGTATACTCTATATGTTTTCATAACTAAAAGTCCTCATGTGAGTTAGCTGCTTTAATCTCAGGTGCCTGTGTAGCTACCAAACGGCTAGTATTGCTCTCATAGAACAACCACCCTGCTACACCTGTACGTCCTGTACGTCTACACTTAACTAGTTGCACCTGAGTACAGTTACGTGCATAGTCGTCATCCGTCATTTTATCACGAGAGAGTAGAATAGTATTGAAAGCTATCTGATTGATGCTTCCGCTGCCTTTAAGATCATACTCACCCACATCATGAGCATTCCTAGCATTAGGCTTACGCATATGGCTTACTATGATAATGCTTACACCAGTATTCTTAGCTAGCTTCAAGCACTTATCCATAAAGGCATCAATGACGCCATTGTCATTAGATGTTACAGCTGCCTGTAGCGGATCTAGGATAATAATGTCACAGTCGAGACCCTTAACTAGATACTGCATTTTAGCAAACAGCTCATCAGCTTCTAAGGCACCTTGGTGATCTAAGATGTGTAGCTTGTCACTTGATGCTAGCTCGTCATACTTCTCATGATACAAATTGTAATCCCTAGAATCCGCAGGTACATCGGCAATATTGACACCCATGTACACAGATAATAGCTTCTCTACTGTCTCACCTACGTCTGCCTCTAAGAACACACAACCAATCTTCTTAGCTGACTCAGCATACATACCATGCACTAGATTATAGACCATGGTACTCTTGCCTATGCTAGTTAAGGCTCCAATCACAGTTACCTCACCTGCTGCTATGCCTCCATTCATCATAGCGTTGAGTGAACCAAAGCTAGCTGGTAGTGGTGTGACTTCTTCAGTACCACGCTTTAGGAACTTGTCCCATACTTCTGCATCACCTAGACTAACGACTCCCTCAGGCTTGAATGCCTTAGAATCCCACCAGCAACGTGTGAACTCACGCACCTTGTTAGCCTTAAGCATGTCGCTAGCGTCTTTAAGAGGTAGTGTGCATACCTTAGCCTTACGTGGTGAGAATAAGCTTACGACCTCAGCTGCTGCCTTAGTGCCTGCCTCGTCTGTGTCGAAACATATAACCACATTGTCAAATGTCTCTAGGTACTCTAGGCTGGCCTTAATGTCCTTCACTGCACTAGCGGCACCAGAGCGTATGCTCACAGCTGGCCACTTACCATCGAACATCTCATTGACTGCCATTGCATCCAGCTCACCTTCTGTGATTGTGATGTACTTCCCTCCAGCTGCGAATGATTGTTGACCAAATAAGCCAGCCTGTGATAGGTCACCAGTCGCATAGAAGTCTTTGGTCGCTACTGATCGCACCTTAGTGCCTACTACCTTGGAGCCCTCTTGGTTATGATATGGGTAGTGATGCTTGCTTATAGCTCCATCAGCACCATGCTCTACTGTTACTCCATAGCGTTTAGCTACATCAGCGCTTATCCTACGGTCTTGTATTGCTGTTATTGTTCCTGTCATCTCTAGTGGCCTTGCTTTTGGTTTGCTTGTGTAGCCTATAGTGCTATTGTCTCCATGTATGTAGTGATTACAGCCCATACAGTAGGCGTGATTGTCACTATAGCGGCTTAGGTTATCCTTGCTCCCACATTCGGGACAAGGTTCATGGCGTACAAAGTGACTCTCTACTCTGTCTTTGGTTAGCATAGCTCTGAGACCTCCTGTAAGCTCGTGTAAGGGCCCTAGCCCACTGGGGAATAGTAAGGCTAGGGGTTAACTTATGGCACCTTAGACAGCTTGTTTAGAAGTCGTCATCATTTGAGCTTGCTAGCTCCAACACACGAATCTTATCCAGATAAGGGCTTACACCATGCACTGGGTGCTCTTGGCCTAGTGTGTACTGTACACGCACCAGTGAGCCTCGTGTGATACGTTCTTTGCATGGCTCACCATCTAAGTCTACTACATCGATAGGGAACTTACTAGCAAACTTTCGCTGTTGACTACCCTCATAGTCTCGCAGCTTAACGCCTGCATCGGTTAATAAGGCTGCATTAGGTGCATCAAGAGTAAGCACTACGGAAAACTTACCTGTGCTTTGACCCTGATACTGCTCATGCTCATCTAAATTTGCAAATGCTACTGAACCTGTTAATACTGACATAATTACTTCCTTTAAGATTATCTATTATGACCCAAATAGGTCTTTTACTATAGTGTCTTAGGTATACTTAAGAGCCTTAAGACACTTTACTATTTACTTTAAGTTATAAACTAAAGAACTACTTAATGGTTCATAAGGACTATAAAGTAGTTCTTTAATTATTATCAAAGTATATTCT